CTAACTGTAAAGTGTCCCCTGCTGTTGCCGCAGTGATGTAGTCTGCGATGTTGCCGTCTATTGGGACGTAGATAGTGTTACCGCCTGACCAGTCGAGTTCACCGGACACATCTAGGTCTGAAGCAGTGATAGGGTCTCCACTTTTTAAGTAATCAAAAAGATGAGCAGTATTGTCATGCTCTTTTAAAAACCCTCTTAAGAATCCCATTATCGTTCCTCCTTGTCATATGTATATGCCCCACACGAGGGGCACCCACCCGTTATAGTAAAGTCGTTAGACCCTGTTGTTCTGCTTACCCCTTCCCCCGCATGCGACCCATACGGTGCCCTCATGTCTCTATCCAGATGGCACATAAACCCACACCTGGAACACCGGACATACCGGGAATCCCGGTACGCTCCTGTCTCCGCATGTCTACCATACCTTATCTCATCTGAAGGTACTCTACCCATTAGTGCTCCTTGTAGCCGTTAATTCTGCCCAAACAGGATATCATCTCCCGGTGCTCGTCTCTCTGGAATTTATGAGCGTCCCGAACCTCAGTATGAAAAGCCCTGCTCCCTTCTTGAAGGTCTCTAATCCTATCTGAAAACTCCCCCTGCATCTCCCTCCAAGCCCTTCTTTCCTCAGCCATTACTTGTAGCTGTTCACTTGAAGCCTTAAGTACCCACTTAAGCAGGAAGAAAAAGGCTACAAACATCATCAATGCCAATGCCGCCCCCAACCCAAGTTCAGAGATAACCTTTGCCCACTCTTCCATTATCCTCTCCCCCTTTCCTCACGTTGCACGCTTAAAAGCCCCTTCAATACCACCAGTTTCACTATCTCATCCGGAGTCTTAAGGAACCCATATTCTCCTTCCTTAAGCTCTAGCTCAAACACAGGCTTCATAACTACCTCCTTCTGAGCATCTCCACCGAGGAGGCCGTAGGGTCTCCCGGGCATAATCTACGTTGACATTGTTTCCACTCATATATAGCCTGTGCCTTGGATTTCTCCCAGTTAAGGTTCTTCCAAGGGGTACCCGGATGCTTCTTAAGGTTGTTCATCTCCTCAAAAGAAGGCATACCGTCCTGAATAAACTGGGCAAGTTCCTTTGACCGCTTAGCCAGCTTGTCCTTTGTAGCCCCTCTAATGGCCTTAGGAGCGTACTTCGTGACCAGGGCGTCATACTTCCTTACCTGAGCCCTTAAAGCGTTCCTATCAATCATTTCTGAGGCTCTGGTGCCCTCTCCATACTGGTCCCTCTCAAGTGTTTGGAGAACTCCGCTGGCATCGTTCATCTCTTCTTTAAGAGCTCCCAGCTCTGATGGCGACATTACATAGTCTTCTGCCTTCTTCATCATCACTCCTTTACGGGTTCGCCCGTCACCAGCCCCATATCCTTACTTTATCCCCACCAACAGTACCTTTAACATAGACACTTGTCTTAGTAGATACGTTATAAGTCAAACTCTCTCCCGGCTTAATGTCTCCCTCAAGCACAGCCCCGTTCCAGGACACCTGACAGGTATCCGTAGCTGAATCGTTGGTTATTGTGATAGTGTTCACGTCACCCGGGAAAGGCTTCTCTACATAAAGATTGGTTAACTCATAGTCACCGTAATAGGTCTTCGCCCCACCTACTATCCTTACGTTAGGCCCTTGGTTAAACCCCATACCTACACCTCGTTACCACAAGTCTGGCACTTATAATGTGGCTTTATAACATCTACATGAACCTCTCTAAAGACAGGACGTTCTATAGTCCTGGTCTTCTCCACGTCTATCCAGTGTATCCTTTCCTGGGATATCTCTTTCTCAACAATCTTAGGGACGATAGTGACCCTCTCTACTTCCACTATCTTCTCCACGAACTTAGGCACAAGGACCTCGTACTCCACAAACTTGGGTACTCTGACCTCATACTCTACGAACCTGGGCTTCTCTATGTCCTTAATAACCTCGTTGACCTTAACGCTCTGGACAGTTACCTCTTTGTCTTTAAGGATGGGGTTAATAACCTCAACGTCTTTAAGGACGATGTTCTTAACCTCTACTTTCTTCTCCACAAAGACAGGTTTCTCAACCTTAACTTCCACGAACGTGGGGACATGTATCTCTCTCTTAATCTTAACCACGTCCGTCTCGACTTCTGTTGGACTCTTTTTACTAAAAGCCATATCATCCCCCCTTACATGTCCTCTGAAAAGACCAGTATGATAGTTACTAACCCATCGGCTGCATTAGCCGACTCGACTATCTTAAACCTGATATAAGGTGCCGGTACAAGCGTAGGATACACCCATGTGCTTATTGCTGCTGTCGTACTTGAAGCCAAAGCACCTACTGCTGACATGGCACCATTAACCGCATCGTACCAGTTGATATTATCCAGAGAACACTGTTGTGTGATAGCATACGTATTCGCTCCGGTAGCCAGGACTATCGCCCCTACATCCCCGGTACAGGTATCAAACCGCATACTGCTTGAGTATGTGGTATTGTTTCTGGAAGCCTGTTTGTCTGCCAGAACCTCTTTCCCATAAATCCTTCCCATCTTTCCTCCTTAAGGAAAAGGGGGGCTTTTTACACCCCCCTTATTAACTACGACTGGTCAGAAAACGCAGTATGAGTATCCGTTCCGGATACTACCAAAGCATTGACATACCAGTTCGTTCCATCACAATACAGCTCTATCTTCGACCCAGCGTTCAAAGTATCTATCTTCATGATGGAGTTGCTGTCTCCGTCAGGATAGATAACGAGAATATCCCCGTCATCATCGTCCAAACCGGTAACTCCACCAAGATAGAAATTAGTATCTGAACCCGTATCAAAGGTTACATCGTGACCGTCCTGTGCTACACCGCCATAGATGAACGTATAAAACAGCCCTGATGCCGCTGTAGGCAAAGACAGCACACAATCCGCTGTAAGGTCCGGGATTATGTGAAGTTTACCTGTGTTGGCCGCCAGAACTGAATATGTCGCCGCATCTGTGACTTTTACAACGGGAACCTTAAAGGAACCAGGAACAGAAACATTACCGCTTGCATCTATTATCTGAGTCTCTGAACCTTTCTCCCCTACTGCTATCCCCTCATTCGTAACTGATACGCCTTGAAAATGTGTATATCCCATTTCAGTCTCCTTGTTTTCAGATTGCTCCAGGGTGGGCCCGACAAGGACCCACCCCAAAAACAAGTTTCACTACGCTACGTTCGCACCGTATATCCAAGACCAGCTTGAGAAACCATAGCTGTACCTGGTGTATACTGACCACTTAGAGATGTCACTTATGTTAGCTGTATATTTCTATACAGGTCGGACTATACCTTCATCCCTTACGGGAGCGGATATTATAGTCTCTGAAGCTTCCGCAAAACCCTTGAGTTCTTTAAGCTGTTCGTATGCTACCGGCAAATAATCATGCCTGCCACGTTTCTGCTTAAGAAGAACACAAGTCCGCCAGATTGCATACTCTCTTGATTTCTTAGCTCTCAGAGGACACACATCAAGAACTTCTACCAGGTTCATACAGTCTTTGACATTGTCTATCTGATAACATACAGTGGGGTTCCTGTCCGGATTGTTCTGGACATAAAGCTTACCCACTCCAAGGAAGTCTTGCACCTGCCGCAAGATTGGCGTTTCATCAGCTCTCATTCGAATATTGAACCTCGGATAATACATCGGGTCTAGGTGTTTATGCTGACGATGTAAATGAAGCCCGAAGGACCCCTCGCCGTCTATTAACCCAGCCAAATAATTACCGAAGTTCATATCCATTATGCCACCTGCTCTGCGACTTGCCTGCGGATTGTCCAATCTTCAACATTTTTACTGTTAACAAACTCTTCCAAGTCCGCTATGAGTAGTTGAAGCTCTAAGGAGTTTCCCGCAATTTCATCCGTTTGCTTCTCATCGTTGCCGATGAGTGACCCTACATCTAAGGTATCGAAGTCCTTATCCTTGTTAAACTCCGTGGGTATGCGGTCAAACCATTTCAAGAACAGTTTGGCATACTTGGCGTCTATCAAGAACCAGTTGTTCGTATCGCTAAGATAGTCCCACACGATAACTTTGAAATTCTGACTCTTTATGAAGTTCAAAGTGTTGTTCGCATCATACGGTGTCTGGGGAGTCTGCGTGATTTCATACGCAGTCTGCTCAAGCTCCGGTGGAACCAGGAGAATGCTTCCCTTAGCCGTAAGAAGGTTCCCCGTCTCATCCTTGAAGTTCCTCATGGCCAGTCTTGCTGTGGCCAGAGAAGCCGCACTGAGAGCCGAAGTTCCTGTGTTACTCTGTGTATCATCTGTTCCTACCCAAGTGTGGTCAGAAGCACAAAGAGCTTTCCCGTCTCCACCCGCAAAAACGCCAGTAGTGAAAGCGTTATTGAATATGGTGGCTCCGTGTTTCTCTCTGGTCCTTCTCGCACTTAGAGCAAGCGAAGCAGGCCTCTTGTTTATGATATTGTAAAGGTCATCATCAACAAGCTTCCTCTCCACCTTCATACCCTGTACCCACTCCCTGTGGGAATAGGATATCTTATACTGACCTTCAAAGTCCGTATACGGTATGGTTCCCCCGAACTCTTCGAGGTCCCCTATCCCGCCAACGGAGTAATCGTATTCAGTTGCTTTGTTGGATTTCTCCATACCATAGAACTGGTCCATTACTCCTTCGACCTGGCCGTATTCGTCCATGAAGATTTTGCGCAAGCCCTTTATTGTTATACACTTAGGCTCTTTATCCTAAGTTTCCTTCATGTTCCCATGAAGAACAGACTATATCATCCCTTTCGGGGACGGCACTCGTGTCAGCATTACTGTCCGGTCTGGACTCGGCTGTTAGTCGTTGAACCTTCAAGGGTGTTCCCACCCGAGCTTGGCTGCTGATTGTCCGTTCTGGATGTCCCAGCAATTCACCGTCTTTTTCATGAAGAGCACGATGACAAAAACAACAAAGACATTTTCCGTTATTTATGTCGTGAATAAGATCTTCATATTCACTTGTTTTGCCACCTTGCCAATTCCAATGAGAAGAACCACAAAGAGCTTTTTCTCGGTTCGCTCTCGTCACCTTCTGTAAATGTTCCTCAGAAAAAACAATACCCTGTCTCGCCTCACTTATCGACCGAGGAGAAACATTGTATCTTTCTAAAGCCACATAAACAGTTGACGGAACACAACCGACTTCCTTTGCTATCTGAACAGTAGTCTTCTTAAGAACAACGTATTGTTCGGTAAGCCACTCTTTGTCGTTAAGAAAAGGATATCTCATAGAAGACTTACGAACTTTCTCCCTCTGTTCCGGAGTCCATTCCCTGTATCCTCTCCTATCGTCATCTCTTTTCTTCGTGTTCTTCCCCATTACCTCATGCCCCCTGTTTGAGGGTCGAGTAATTCGCCGAACTGGCCTGATGCTATAACGCCCATGGTCCACCTTCCTTTTTTACGTTATGACTCTATCGTTTACCGCTCCACCGGTTGCAAGCATATGCTCCGCAAACCATACATCAGCATAGAACTGAGGAGCCTCTCCAGCATAGTTATAACCACTATGCCTTGAAGCTCTCAACGGTTCCATAGGCCTGGTAGAACTGGTGATGTAGTTCTCCAGAATTACGGCCGCACCTGCTGCCGCATCTGCGTTGTACCCTGCAACATCAATAACATTAGTTGCAAGGTCAACAGACCCACCAGCGACATCAGCACTATACGGAGCTATAAGAACTATAACTGTATCACCTATGGCATTAGCCGCAAGGTAATCGTCATAGCTTGTCACCGCCGTAAGAACTGTCGTGCCGGTCGTATCTCCAACCTTGAACAAGTTACCGTACCCACCAGTTGTCCCACCTACGTTAGTGATGTAAGCCCAGCAACCTTCATGGTCAGCAACCTGAGTAACTGTAACCGTCTTACCTGTCTCATCCGCACCTGTGCAAGGGACATCGTCCGCCGCAGCCTGTGAATACTTAGCAAGCCATACCGCACCTGGATTGATTATTACCTGTCCGTAGACATCAACACCAGTTGCAGTAACAGAAGCTGCTGTAACAGTTTCGTTCATAACGCCGACTATATTAGACAGGACATCAGCATCAGCAGAGATAACTCCACCCTGATTGGCAGCAGTAGCTACCGGACCAGCTGCAACCGCCTGTCCTATCGTCAAATCGCCAGCGTCATATACTCTCAGGTCACGGAGTATCGGCTCCGCACCGTTAACATCGTAATGCCACTTCATTTTAGTCTCCTTTTTTTGTGCTCCCTGCCCCAATTATCGGGACTGTGTACCTCACTTTTTTGAGGTGAGCATACGGATGTCTCTCAGGCCGGCCTATTTCTCCGGACATGTTGGCACTCGGGCCTATATCATACTGGAACGGTAATCCACATTTTCTACACCGATACCTAATCATATAGGGTCCTAAGTTCTCAACATACCTTATGGCCTGCGACTGACAGACGGGGCAAGTTAGCTTACCCTGATATGCTCCTTTGTTTTTCCCAGAAGTAAAGATACCCATCTCTACCTCCTGTGTTTCATGTAATCCTCTACTGACATACCCATCTTGGCAGCCATCTCCTGCTGTTCAAAAGTAGGTGCATCTGTAGTTGGTGTAGTCGGCATGCCACCATAGCCTATCCCCGTAGCGTTCCTCCCGGCTCCCATCTTCTTCATAAACTCCTCTTCTCTCTGCTTGAGGAGAGTGTCAGTAGACTGGCCTTTAACAAAGTAATATGCAGACTCTACCATGCCAGGTTTGGCCCTTTCTGCGACTGGAATACTTCGCAGGTAGCCTCTTATCTGGGCACGATAGTTGTTGAAGTCAGTGTACTGCGAGGCCAATTTCTCTTCCTGCCTGTCCATCTCGGCATTGGAGTTATCGTACCAGTTCAGTGCCATCATGACTTCCGCTTGCATAGCTTTGCGAGGGTCGTCCTCCCACAACTCTTCGAGTTGCCGAGCAACGTCATTCGCAGGTTGCTGAAACTGTTGCTGCTGTTGAGGTAACTGCTGAGGATGATATTGCTGTTGCAACTTAAGTGCATCAAGCTCAGTTCTCAACGCTCGTATCTGCTCCCTTGACTCGTGTAGTGCTCTGATGTCGACCAACTTCTGCTCTTCAGCAGACCCCTGTGTCGCCGGTGGTTGCGTGGTCCCCTGTGTCGCCGGGGTAGGCGTAGCAGCATCTTGTGTCGCACCTGCTGCGGGTGCGGGTTGAGCCTGATTTACAGCTGGGCTCGGAGCTGTGATTGGTTCTGGCATTTTATGCCTCCTCTTTACGAACTGATTAACGGGTCAGTACGGTCCCGGGGTGCTCCCTATCGACCACGTCGTCAGGGAGTCTTTTAAATTCTTCTAAAAGCTGAACCTTAAGCTGAAGCATCTCGAGCTCTTCTGAACCGCAGGTTCGTAATCTATCAAGTAAACTCTTTATTCTATAGTCCAGTTCCTTCTCTACCCATTGCCAGATAGACGAGTTCCTAATCTCCTGTGCCTGCTCTAAGGTCATCATACCGGCATCCCCTCCGCCATGCCTTCCATGGCCATCTCAGGGGGCATACCTTGCTCTCCTGGGGGCATACCACCCGGGGGCATACCCTCCATACCTTCCTGGGGAGGCGGGCCCATAAACTCCGCTTTAATCTGTTCCGGAGTTGCGCCTTCAGCCAGCCTCTGCTTCATCTTCATCTTAGTCTCTTCATCTAAAACCCCACCAGCTCCTCCACTCTGCATCGGAGGAGTTAAAAGCCTGCTTACATCTTTAAATCCCATAAGCTCTGCTATTCTCTTGTTTATCTCAGCCCTATTTATTGTCGGGTCTTTAGCTGTAATTTCCTTAAACCTAAGTAACTGACTGACTTGTATCTCTTTGTTGAGCGTCTCTGAGATACCTGTCGGCACAAACATTACCTTAGCCTGTAACTGCTGGGGCGTTATCTGTATCGGTTCCTGTTCCCCATTCTTCCCGGTAACTATAACCCACTCAGGAGTAGTCATGAACTGTTTAAGGTTTGAGAAGAAGAACATAGCCAGTTGCTGTATGAAGTCTATCTCAAGCTTCCTCAGCACCGGCCTGAACCTCATCCCTGCCGCACCCTGCAACATCTGGATACCCATAGCCGTCCTGTGCTCAGAGCCAGCCTCAGGCATAAGATGAGCCGTAGCCCCTGTAGCTTCCCTAAAATCCTGCTTAGCAAGCTCTTCTTCTTTGTACGAGGACTGAGTGACATCTGGCGTATCCATCCACCGGATAGATGATATAGTGTCCGAAACCTTATGCCATTGACCAGGTTTTGATATCTGGAGCTTTTTCGTATTGATGTTCGTATCATTCGCATTATAAAACCCCTGTCGGTTAAGAACCAAGTCTACGTTATCCAACCTCTGGTTAACTATCTTATCCAGCCTATCCTTGGTAGCCTTACCTATCTGGCCTATACCTATCCCATCCCAAGAAGGTTTAGCATCCTCGAACAGTTTAAACTTGCAGAAAGGAGCAGTCTGGTGGTTGTAAGGGTTAGGGATAGCCCTGATTTTAACCTTACGATTAACCACCATTATCCAATACGGGACTGCTTTTCTCGTCTTAGCCTCTCCATTCTCGTCCTTATAGCTCTCATCCCACGGGCCCCAATACTCAAGAAGCTCATATTCCTCGTTCTTCTTAGGCTGATAGTCCAGGTCTGCTGATAGAACCAGCTCGGAATCCAAAGCTTCCTTGAGCTTGCCCGACTCAAACCTTTCATCGTCCACTAATCCCTTTAAGGTCTCCGCCCCTACATATCTTCTCCGGATTAAGGGGAACGGGTCCGACACCTTTATCTTGGCCGGATGCGGGAAAATCTCAAAGTAATCCACGAACTTAGCGTCAGGCCGGGACTCTATAAGACTGTACTCCCGAGTTTCTGTCTGCTCATTGTATATCCACCCGTACTTCACAAGCCAAGACCCACCCTCAATATACCCGGTCCCAAAGAGCGTAGCCTGGGTTAAAGCCGGCAAACCTTCCCCCTGAGCGTCACATACCCTAAAGTAATGCTGTATAATACTCTTTATCATTAACCCCTGCTGTTCCTCGGCATCCCCGGAAACATGTACATCAATAGGTGCGTCTGTAGGGAATAGTGCTGTAAACAGCCTAGGGGTTATAGTCTGCTCCGCTTCTACCATAACAGGGACACTTACCGCATTTTGCCATGATTCCCTCGGAGCCGGAGGATTACTCGCCCACTGTTCGTAAAATGTTTTAGCCTTCTCAAAGCGAGCCCTCCGATGCCGATGGTATCGTTCAAACTCCTTGACTACATACTCAACCATCACATCTTTAACCTGTGTCGCTGTCTTCGACTTACTCTTTGCCATTAAAGGCCTCCTTCAAATCCGTGTCCGGGCATAAGCTGCGACATCCACATAGGAGGAGCCGACATTCCTGACAACTGCCCCCATCCCTGCATCCCCTGCTTTCTTTTTGCCGCATCCATTAACATCATCCGTCTAATTTTCTGATATTCCTGCAACTGTTTCATTATCTCTTGAACATCTGGGTATTTGTTTGCATAATCTAACATCAAAACCTCGCCTCAACCAACCCGTGATACCCGGAAGTAGTCTTCTGAGTGATATGTTTGGTGTATTCCCCAGCGTACTGTACCTCAACCTCTTCCTCTTCCTTCGGATTGTACCTCGGGTCAGCATTATATATATATCGGGCACAATCCATAAAGTGGTCATTAGCTTTCTTAGCCTGATTCTTCTCCGTCATACCCCTATCATGCCGTCTCTCGCCCCAAATATAGTGTTCTATCTCGTAAATTGTCTGCTGACAAGTCCTCGATATCCTCAGCTGAGGCACTTCAGTCTTTAACATATGTACATACCGGGGCTTCAAAGCATGCTTTATCCGGGAAGTGCCGAGGTCCCAGTCGTTGTTTGCACGCTGACAATAGATACCATATTTCTGTAACTCTGTTCTAACATTAGATTTACCAAACAAGTTATTGTCTTTGTCCATGGCCGGGTCTATAAATCTTACATCAGGGACAAGCTCTCCTTCTTGAGCGTGAATAGCATGTGCCACTTGCTCCAAGTCCATATCTTTAAGCCAGAGCTCATCATAAATCCAATGGTCACCTTGAGGGTCCACCGCCAACCATAGGCAGGCGGTGGGTGTTCGGGGGTGAGGGTCAATACAGAAATACTTTGTCCACTCCTTCTTAACCTTCGGAGGTTCGCAGATATGTATCATGGGGTTGAACTCTTTATATACAAGACCGGACAAGTGAAGAAACCTGCCATGTAGCCTGGCTTCCTTCTCCTCATCCGTGAGGTTGGCTTCGAAAGTCTTTATAGCTTCTTCGGTTAAGTGAGGGTTATCCCGGATATCCATAGTTACTATATGTGTACTCTTGCCATCCGACTTAGTATATATCTCGTCATATATCCAGGGTTGGGTCAAGGGCGTGAGTGTGAGCCAGTTCCGGCCACCAAAGTCTACTAATCCCCTAAGGGTTGCTATCCATTTTTCTCGTGGGGGTGGTTCATCAAACCACGCCACATGACCTTTCCACCCTTCATACTGTTCCGTGCTCTGCTCGTATGTGAGTATGTCGAACACGGAACCGTTCTTCAAAATCCATTTTACAGGTATCCCAAGCGGGTTTCTGATTTTCTTCGCTACAAGGCTCATATCGAGCCATTCTTCCAGTCCGGGTATAACGACCTCACCCACACCCTTTTGGAAGTCCTGAGCGGCAATTCTGCCCTTAATAGGCCCATCATAGCGCAGGTGTTCGGGGTACCATTTAGGATATATGCCCGTAACATGAAAAAGGAACTCGACCAGGCCGCCTGTAGTCTTGCCTGACCGGTTCCCTCCAAACATAGCCCGGGTAGGTGCAGCAGAACAATGAAACTCCTCCTGCTTACCATGAGGCTCATAGTATAATAACTTTCTACTCTTCCGGTACTGCGTCTCCCTCTGTAGCAGGAGGAGGTACTCGGCCTTCTGTTCCGGGCCCAAAACCTGGAACTCTTCCTCCGACAGATGGGTTTCTTGCAATAGCCGATAGTCTTCTGAACTCATACACCAGTTCCTCGGGGGTCATCCCCTTTGTAAAGCTTAACGACTGACTGTTTATCTCTACCGACGGAGTCACCTTAGACAACGAGTTCATTATCCGGGTGACTTCCTTGGACACATTTACATCCTTCTTCTTAATCTTATTAAGCTCCTTAAGCCTATCGTTCATCATTAATAGTGCTATCTTATGATTATCTTTTGATAATGTCTTTATCTTAGATGTGGTCCGGACGTTTATCTTGTCCAGCTCTGCTTTGAAAAGATGTGCAAGCTCGCCCATCTTCTGTGAATTACCCTCGAATAAGTCGAGTAAGCTGTCATACCCCATGCCGCATGCAGCGGCTATCTCCTTAATAGAATACAACCCCTCTTCCCATAACTCTAATGCCTTCCAATGTTTAGGCTGTAGCCCCTTGGTTTTCTGCATTATTCCCCTCTTTTCCAGGCTTCTCTTCTACGCTTTGTATCTTGGTGAGGCCCCAGCGGACCACCTTGCATTCTCCGCCTTAACTCCGCCCCGGTCATCTTTTTCTTCTTCTTTTGCGGTTCCGGCTCGTCAACACTCATATCGTCTATGTCTATTGCCTCTGCCTCAGCTATAAGGTTCTGGGTCTCCCGGTTCAATATCTCTTCTGCAACCACTGCCCCCGGCTTACTACTCCTCCGAAACCTATCCATCTGACCCGCCCTTGTATCATAACTCCTCTGTGCCATCTCCCCGACCCGAGTACCCATACCTTGACCCAACCCCATTCCCATGGCCCCAGCCCACTGAGAAGCAGCTCCCGGGCCGGGAATTCCAAGGTTCATCCCTGGGAGGTACGGAACCCCAGCCTGTTCTGCTTTGCCTCGGGAGTAAAAATCAGCACCAGCTCCTGCGACTGCACCAGCACCTGCACCCATAATATTCGGTAATATAAAATTAAGTTTATTCCACCACGGTAAAGACGCTAAACCCGCATCCCTTGCAGTATTCCACATCTGACGATTACCCAT